AGAAATGATAGTGTATGATAAATATATCATAATGGGTCAAATTAAAAGTAAGGTAACGAAATAAAATGAAAATAGTAGATCCTTTGGCACAATCTTTTTATGTTGAACCTGATAGTGGCATTTTTGCCACTTCAGTTGATTTATATTTTTATTCCAGAGACCCAGAACTTCCAGTAACTATACAACTAAGACCAATGCAACTTGGTCTTCCAACAAATGAAGTTTATCCTTTCAGTGAGGTAGTAATTGACCCTAAGGATGTACAAATTTCCGATGATGCATCTTTACCAACTAGAGTTACATTTGAATCTCCTGTTTATCTTGCAGGTAAACAGTTTCATGCTTTAGCAATTCTCTCAAATTCAAGTGTTTATAATGTATGGATTTCCAGACTAACGGAAATTGACGTAAGTACTAATAACCTTGCAGAAGAAGAACAAGTTCTTGTTTCAAAGCAACCCTTGAGTGGTTCATTATTCAAGTCACAAAATGGTTCAACTTGGAATCCAAGTCAACTTGAAGATCTGAAGTTTAAATTGAACAGAGCAAATTTTGTTGGTGCGGGTAATATAAATTTCTATAATCCAAATCTGAGTGTAGGTAATAATCAAGTAGCAACACTTGTAAAAGATTCTTTAGAATTAACCTCTAAAAAAATTAAAGTTGGGATTGGCACTACGATTGCAAATTCTGTATTGCCAACATTGGGAAATACTATTATCCAACAAAATAGCAATGCTACCGGCAATTTTGTTGGATATGCCGGGTCAGCATTTGGTGACTTGGGGTTAATTAATTCTGGAATTGGTTACACTCCATCTTCGGGAACATTTGTATTCAATAATGTTTCATTGGATACTATTACCGGAAGTGGTAGAGATGCAAGAGCAAATATTACAATAACAAATGGTGTTGCTGTTGCCGCAACAATTTCTAATGGAGGAACTGGATATTCTTCTGGTGATGTTTTGGGTATAACAACAATAGGAACACAAAATCTTGGGAGAAATTTAAGACTATCTGTTTCCGAAATTTCTGGAGTTAATGAATTAATAATCGATCAAGTACAAGGGGAATATGTAACTGGAGTTGGTAATACACTAAGATATATCAACAATGCAGGAGTTTCAACCGATTTAAATGGAACGGGAGGAAATGTAATTGTCCCTGCAAATGGAATAGAAACAATCAATGATGGATTACATATTAAAGTGTATCATAAAAATCATGGAATGAATTCCCCACAGAATTCGGTTACTGTAAGTAATGCCATTTCTGATTTAAAACCAACAAAACTATTTTCAGATTATGCAACATCTTCGACGGATGTTATTCAAATAGAAAGTGTAGCAATTGCAAGTTTTGACACATTTGAAAATGTTTCTGTTGCATCAACCAATCCCGGATACATTCGTATCGATGATGAAATTATTTCTTATACAGGTGTTAATACTTCAGTGTCTCCACCAACATTGACTGGAATTACAAGGGCAGTGGACCAAACAAAATCATTTAGTTATACTGCAGGAACACTTGTTTATAAGTATGAATTAGGATCCGTATCTCTACGTAGAATCAATAAAACTCACTCATTAGAGGATGTGACTGTACCCGAACCATACGATTTAGATTATTATCATATTAAACTAGATATGAGCGATCAAAGTTCTACAATGACAAATAGAACATTGTCCGTAGGATATCCTAAGTTATTCATTGGAGAAACAAAATCAACAGGTGGACCAACAATTAACGCCACTCAAAACATACCATTTGAAATTGCAAAACCAATAGTTCAAACGATGTCTTTGAGAGGAACTAATGTTAGTGCTTCTTTAAGAACTGTCAGTGGCAGTAGTGTTGATGGAAATGAAATACCTTTCATTGACCAAGGATTTGAGCAGATAAACTTAAATGCAACCAACTATTTTTCATCTCCTAGAGTAGTTGCATCAAAGGTTAATGAAGATTCAAAAACAACAAACTTACCCGCAAATAAATCATTAACTTTAAATCTAAACTTATCTACAGCAAACGCATATGTTTCTCCTGTAGTTGATTTGGACCGTGTTGGAATGATATTTACGTCAAATAGAGTTAATAATGCAATATCAAATTATGCTACAGATGAAAGAGTTTCTACCCTAAAAGATGACCCATCATCTTTTGTTTATGCCACTAAACCAATTTCTCTAGAAACCCCTGCATCTTCTATAAAAGTCATTCTAAGTGCATATATTAACACTCAGAATGATATTAGATGTCTATATGCAATTACAGATGATCCAACATCTGATTTAATTTATTATCCATTCCCAGGTTATACAAATCTAACTTCAAGTGGAGATATTATTAGTCTATCCGACAGTAATGGATTACCTGATAAAATGATTTCTAAAACAGATGTTATTGGATTTGATAGTGATATTCTAGACTATCGTGAATATGAATTTACCATTGACAGTTTACCTGCCTTTAGATATTTTGGAATAAAACTCATAGGAACTTCAACAAATCAAGCATATCCACCAAGATTTAAAGATTTGAGAGTGATTGCATTGGCATAATTATTATGAATTACTCTAAAGTTACTGGTCATTCCAATTTGATTAGAGATGAGGAAACCAAAGCAATCATTAATACAAACATGGCAGACTACAACAACTATATTATGCAAAAAAGAGCAAAAGAAAAAGAATCACAAAAGATTCATTCAATTGAGAAAGAAGTTGCTAATATGAGAGAAGACTTAGATGAAATTAAAAATCTTTTGAGGAAAATAGCAAATGAAACCTGAAGATTTAGAACTTGAAGATTTGAGTAAAAACTTTGAATACTTTAAAATTTCTTCCGAAATAGATAGTATAAGTGATATTGAAGAGGCAAAAACAATTGCAAAGTGTTATTTTAAACTTTATCTAAAACAGCAAGAAGTTATTTCAAAACTCTAATGGCAAACCACACAATCACTTTTGACCCAGATGCAAGAGTTTCTTACGGTGTTAATTTAGTCATTAATACTGGTTCGGAATTCAAAGATAACTTTACAGTTCTAACTACTTCGGGCAGTGCGTTTGACTTTAATGGATGGACCGGTTCTTCCCAAATAGCAAAAAGCGTATCAATTGGTTCATCAATGTATGCTACAGCAACTTTTAATGTTGGATTTACAAGTGCTACTGGAGGTAAATTTAACATCTCATTAAATAGAACATTAACTAGAGCACTGAAAGAAGGTAGATATGTTTATGACATTTTAGTAAGTTCTGGAAGCACAACATATAGAATAGTTGAAGGAAATGTATTAGTGAAAGCAGGAATATCATCTGCTCCATAAATACTTAAAAAAGTAGAAATAAATGGCCCAACCATCTACCAGACAAGAGTTAATAGACTATTGTAAAAGAAAACTAGGTGCTCCTGTTCTAGAGATTAACGTAGCAGATGAGCAAATAGAAGATTTGGTGGATGATGCTATTCAATTTTTCCAAGAAAGGCATTTTGATGGGGTATATCCAACTTTCTTTAAGTATAGATTAAATCAGAATGATATTAATAGGGGAAGAGCGAGGGGAGGAAGTGGTCCCATAGTTGGAATAACAACAACCAGTGTCTCCACAACTATTGCTGGCATTTCTACCACTTTCAATTATGAAGAGAATGGTAATTACTTGCAAATGCCACCTTCTGTAATTGGTGTTAATAAGATTTTTCTTTTTGATGGTGCAAATACAATCACCAACAATATGTTCAGTGTTAAGTATCAATTATTTTTAAATGATATTTACTATTGGGGATCTACAGAACTTTTATCATATGCTATGGTAAAAACATATTTGGAAGATTTGGATTTTCTTCTTAATACACAAAAGCAAATAAGATTCAACAAAAGACAAGATAGATTATACTTAGATATTGACTGGGCATCAGTAACCGATGGTCAATATATTGTAATTGATTGCTACTCCACATTAGACCCAAATGATTATAGTAGAGTGTGGAATGACTCTTTTATAAAACCATATCTAACCTCATTGATTAAAAGACAATGGGGACAAAATATGATGAAATTTACGGGAGTAAAACTTCCAGGCGGAGTTGAGTTGAATGGAAGGCAGATGTATGACGATGCACAAAAAGAAATTGATATGCTCATGGAAAAAATGTCAAATACATACGAACTTCCACCTCTAGATATGATAGGATAATATTATGCTTAATCCATTTTTTCAACAAGGTTCTTCTGCAGAACAAGGTTTAATACAGGATTTGATTAATGAGCAACTTAGAATGTATGGGATTGAAATATATTACATTCCAAGAAAATACTTATCCAAAAAAACTGTAATAAAAGAAGTAATACAGTCAAAATTTGACACTGCATATCCAATAGAAGCATATGTTGAAAGTTATGATGGATATGGTGGAAATGGTACATTGTTGTCTAAGTTTGGAATCCAAGAACTAGACGATTTGACCTTGATAATGTCAAAAGAAAGATTTGAAACTTATATTTCACCTCTGATTAAAAATTTACCAAATGTCGAATTAACAACTAGACCAAAAGAAGGAGATTTAATATATTTTCCCCTCGGTGATAGATTGTTTGAAATAAAATATGTTGAGCATGAAAAACCTTTCTACCAACTTCAAAAAAATTATGTTTATGAACTGAGATGTGAGTTATTCAGATATGAAGATGAAGATATTGACACTGGAGTTGATGATATTGATGACAATATCGTAGCAGAAGGTTATATTCAAACTTTAACTCTTGTTGGCTCGGGAATAACCGCACTTGCTGTAACAGGAGTTGTTGATGGGGCAGTGAGATATGTTAGAATGATTAACAGAGGTACTGGATATACCTCTATCCCGAGAGTCTCAATGTCTTCTGCACCAACAGGTGGTATTAATGCTGTTGGAATAGCTTCGATGATTGGTGGATTAGTTGATTGTATAGGTATCAAATCTTCTAGAGTTCAGGCAGTCCAATTAGCGAATGCGGGAGCAGGATATACTTTATCTCCTGGAGTAGATTTTGTTGGTGGTGGTGGATTTGGTGCAATCGCAACAACAGGAATTTCGACAATCGGTGGTATTGGTA